TTATTTATTATTTATTATTTGTATATCTTATCAAAAACAATGTCTATTTTCACTAAATCAAGTATTCAATCTGTTCTCCAATTTACTCCCCCGGGAGCAATATTACCCATTGACTTTGCGGATTCACCCAACCACAAGTTTGGTATCCTAGAAATATCGACACCCAACAACGACGCACTTCTACATACTTGGGACGTAAAATTCGACGTAGATTTTTCCGGCTCTATGTCAGACCTATGTATAGATGGTCGTGATAAACTACAACATATCAAACACGTTCTCATCAATATTTTACGTCTATTTGCATCATATAGCAATATAACATTTAATGTCAGTGTAGATGCATTTGATGATGCCATATTACATATATTTGATTTTGTCCAGATTACACCCGAAAATGTCGAAAAATATATCGCTAAAATCAACACAATTCAGCCAAGAGGACAAACCAATCTCGTTCTCCCGTTAAAAACTACCAAGGAACAAATGGCTAAACGTTTAACCGCTTTCCCAAAAAACCGGCGTCTACATTTCTTACTAACTGACGGGAATGATACGTGTCATAATTCTTCCAAGACAATTATGAATACGGTAGATGTGCAATATGACACTATTGTATTTGGATTTGGCAAAGATCACGACTCGAAAACACTTATGGCAATAGGTGAAAAACCATTTTGCGAATATGCATTCATTGCGGAAATGGAAAAGGCAGGTATTGTATATGGCGAATATATTCATAATGTGTTATACAGATGTGTTGAAGAATTGGTCGTGCTATTGAAAAATGCGGAAATCTATTGCTGGAAAACCAACACGTGGTCTTCTACCCTCAATATAGGAAATATTGCAAGTGGTCTACATAAATCATATTACGTGCGAACGACTGGCGACGTATATTCAGTATGTGGTGAAATACACGGACGCAAATGTTTCTTGGACGACGAGGTTGCTGAGTTCACAAAACTAGATGAGTTTGATACGATGCCTCATCTGGTTGATGTAGACGGTCAAATCGACGCAAGTTCATTTAAAGACCACTCATTGCGCCTAAAGACGCTGGAATTATTATATGAGGTTGCTCATTTAGACGATTATGATGCGGATGATAATACCGATAGTCCAACTATAGCAGAACCTTCTCAACTACCATTGTATATATTACCACCAAGTTTACTACATTCTAAAAAATCGGAAAAATATAATACTAAAGTAAAGGAACTTAAGAAAAAAATACTTGCACTCTATCGCACAATTCGAGATTATAAAGTCGCTACGTATGGGGATACTGAAAATCGGTTCTTATCATCACTTATGGATGATTTATATATTGCCCGCCGGAGTTTTGACGCCTATAATGGACATTTATATACACTTGCTAGACAACGAACTCAAGGAACCCAAAATGTTTATACACCTACTAATATTGATAATTTTCAAGCTCCTGCAATTCCGCGACTCAAGCGCAATAACATTCCGACTGGTCTCAACGATGACGAAATCTATACATTGAATACATCTGGAATAACCGCAGCATTGAGTCCAATTTCGCCATTTACATTTGGAGAAGAAGATTGTTGCTTACCAGGGGATTATAATGATGTGTCAGTAGAAGACGAAGAAGACATACTGAACCACAATATTTCTAGCGGAACCCAAGACAACTATTCGACCCCCCGGATGTTAGATATTATTCGGTCAACGAGCGACCCGGTAGGTGATGACTTAGTGTAATATGTTTGTTTATGTACTTGTGTTATTTGGATTGGTTTAGTTTGGTTTGTAAAAATATTGTATAGTAGTTCATTTTTATTTTTGCGTAGAGAGGTTGTTTTTGGCGACTTGTTTGCAGAAAATTGCAAGAATGGAGCGGGCGTATTTAGACGCCCTACCCATTTTGTTTGTTTTCTGGTCGTCGTTTTCAACGACGATCAGAAAATTGCAAGGTCGTTTTTGGCACCTTTAGGTGCCTCATACGACTTGGTACTTTCTGCAAACCACCTTTGGTGGTTTGCAGAAAATTGAAATACATTTTTTATAATTCATATATGAGCATCATTTGAACAACCATTATTATTTCACAAACGTATTTAAAAGCTATTCACTATATTATACAAATCTCAACTACAAGAATGTCAGCAACTCAATCATCAGAACAAATTATGTACAGAGGAATCAATATAACTGAGACAATTGATTTTAAAAGTATCTATATCCCCAATTTACCGGAGGATTTGATGCTCAATGGTTATAACGTATCCAACGAAGTCTATCTCAAACATTTCTTTGAACTCCAATTTCCTTTAGGAAAAGTCAAGCGTGTCGATATCGCAACAAGACCGCATCACAACGGAGCTCACGTGAGATGCGCATTTGTGCATTTCGACCAATGGTTTCCATTTGCCGAAAGACTCCGAATGAAATTGGCAGCCGGGGAAGAACATCGTCTATATGGACCAAATCAATACGAATCATTCTATAGCTCAACCAATCGCGGATTCGAACGCTTTATTACGCTCAAAATGAATAGAGCACCTATTGCCGAAGTATCCGCTCTCGATGCTGAGAAAATGAACATCCATCAACTGGTCGACAACTACAAACGCCTAGAAAAACAACTTGCCGAGAGAGACGCTAAAATTGCAGAGCTTGAACGATACGTCAAGGATTTGCAAAATGTATGCGACTATAACTTGCAAAAAGTTCAAAACTTGGAGTTTGATTTGATGGCAGCAAGATGTGAATCTGGCGATTTGGGTAATAATAACTCATTGGATGAATCAACTGACAACGGTCCTATGACGATGGAAGAACTCAATATTGGATATGAAAACGTATAAACAAAAATAATATTATATTCCTAAATAATTATAAAAACTATAAAAACAATATTATTCCTAAATAACTATAAAAATAAAAAAAGGGGAAACCCACCCTTTTTTTATTTAAAATCAAATCGCGCTACTAATAAAACAGTCGTTAAATATTATTTTCCTAAATATATTTGGTTTATCTAATTTTACATAATGTTTCATTTGTAATATATATTTTACGTTCTACGTTGTTTATGACGTGAATTTATTACGCTACCAGTTGTATATAAACTATGTGGTTTATAATATACTTGAGCATTATTCGTATATAAACTACGCATAGGATAAACTCTAGAATGTTGTGGTTCAGGTTCAGAAGAAGTAATAATTGAAGGTGATGCGGATGATGCGCTAGAAGTACCACCTGTTCCAGTTGCGGTTACTGTAAATGTATATGATGTTCCACTATTTAATCCAGTTATAGTAATTGGTGATGAACTACTTGTTGCAGTTATTGAACCTGGAGAACTTGTTACAGTATAACTTGTTGCACCCGGTGAAAGTGTAAATGATACACTTGCTGAACTACTTGAAGATGTCGTTGCAGAAATATTTGTTGGAGCAGTTGGGACTGATGATGTAATATTAATAATTCCATTCATTGGCGCGTGATTCTGACATACATAATGCAAAGTACTTGGTGCATTAAGTGGTACATCAAATATTAAATTTCCATTGTCAGTTCCATTATTTATTATTCCATTTGAATATGTATTATCGGGACTATATCCATTTGAAGTTTGAATCCAGAATGGATGTCCGGGTGCATTTATAATAAACGTATATTCATTACCTCGCACTAAATCTATTGTTTTATTACTTTCACCATCAATTGAATATGCTCCTGAACCTGAAGCAGTAACATTAAAACTCATACTATATATGGATAAATATATATATATCTGACATTTATTGATAGAATAAAAACATCAACATAATATCCTTAACCCTAAAACTTCTATATTTTCATTCATAAAATAATAAAATAGTATTATTTTACGAGATACTAATTGCATATATAAGCTCATATTATGAATATATTTTATTGGACAAAGACAAATCCGTCTTTTTCTAAAATAGATTGCAAAGCAGGCATATCTATTTCTCCAAACGATACTTGTTCTATGTTCTCCAATATATAACTATTATCCGTATAATTGTCTACATCAAACATCTTTACAATAGATATCAAAATTGCATAATCAGTTATACACTCCGCTGTACAATCCGTATTGTGTAATACCCAATTGTAGAATCCGGTGGTCTCAACTGATTGTTTGTATTTTTCATACAATTCAAACAATTCACTTAAAGATGTTTGACTAACGCAATTATAATCCGTACCAGATAAAACCGCGATTTCTCTAAATGTCTTTATATCCATTCCCAAATCGTCCAACATTGCCGAAAAATCATATGCTATTACATTATGATTTACTAAACTTAAATGCCTAAATACCCGACTACATCCATAGACAAACATATCCATATCATCACTCATACACCCCCAAGCTTTTCCCAATTTCACCAATTGAACACATAATACGTCAGCCTCTCCATCAGCTTGTTCATATTTTGCGCCATATGCACTTATTAATGCTTTTGTTGTTGCTAAATTGTCATAGGAAATACTTGTCGATTCACGTTTCAATAAATCCAATTCTTTCCTCAATTCAACTTTTTCATCAGAACTATCATTGAGTGCATCATATTCCTCCTTAAGTTTATTGTATTGCTCCTCCGATTCTTTTCTATGTTTCCGGCGTTTCAATAACAATTCGCGCTTTTCTTTCGGCGGTTTTCCGTCGAAAACAAATATAGGAACAATATTGTAATTTCTAAATAACGAAATCATCAAATAGAAATGTTCGGTTAATGTATTATCGGCCATAAACTTGTATAAATAAATACTCGTATCAATCGCAATAGTCTTGCCTGATAATTCCGATAAATGTGTTTTTCGTATATTTGATTTTTTGCATTTTTCCATCAAGAACTTGTTTAAATTATGAATACCCATTTTTTGTTTTTGCTAAAGTAATTGTTATAATGTATAGTTTAGAACATACATTGTTTCTAAGTTTTTATTCAATTTTATTCTAATGGTTGGAATGGTTCGACGGTTTCACTCCTGCTAAATGTCTAATAATTTTATCCCACTCTAATATATAATAATGAAACCAATAACTAGTCAATTAAAATCATTCATTGACCACAATTGCAGAGAACCATACAATGAAATTGCAAAAACATTCATGTTCTCATCTTCTCAATCTAGTATATTCAAAAACATCCACGAATTGATACGTAATGCACATATTGAATGGCATAATAATAAAACCACAAAAATATCCGAAATAGAAAATATGCCTAAAGGACAATTATATAACGATATTCCGGAGAACTTTATACGAATTATTGAAACAACTCTTAGCCAACAAAAAACATTTAACATGAATATTGGCGGTCGCGACATTTTTGTTTCTTTCTTTGCAGATGCACATAAATCATATTCTGCCAAAAAATGGAATGATTATTTAAAAAAAATATACATATGGCTAACTATTATATCACAATTTGCAAGCACTACGTGCGTTAAAACCCTTAATGTATACATTTATTTAACCCACGAGAAAAAGCAATTGCCGGCAGATCCAAATACTGCATTGGGGAGAACCCACGCAAATACTGCATTCACTACGTCGTGTACATCCAATACAGAAATACATTTGTATAGAGAAGAAGAATGGTTCAAAGTATTCATTCACGAAACATTTCATTCATATGGACTCGATTTTTCAACTATGGAGAACACATTAGCCAATGAAAAAATACACCAAATATTCGGTATAAATGGCGACGTTAAGTTATATGAAAGTTATGCTGAGATTTGGGCCGAAATCATTCATATTTGTTTTTTGGTACATTTCGAAATGATTCATTCGCCTAAATGGGAGAACGTAGACAACTTCGTATCAAAAATAAAAGACAAATTGATTTATGAAATAACATTTTCACTATTACAATGTGCTAAAGTATTGAAACATAATGGATTGATATATGAAGATATTATTGGGTCCAATGGAAAAGTGTCGAAAATATACAAGGAAGAAACTCCCCTGTTCTCCTATTACATCGTTAAATCCGTATTATTATTTTTCGCCAATGATTTTGCAGAATGGACTATGATTCACAATCGCGGTTCATTCAATTTCCAAAAAACACAACAAAATGTGGATGCTTATATACGATTTATACAGAAACACGCCATTCATCCTAAATATACAAAAACTATGAAAATGATAGAAGAATGCCTAAATAACTCCAAACAAAAATCAGTACTTAAAAATGAACCGGCATTAAATACAATGCGTATGACTCTACACGAAGAATAGTACCTGCGATGTAGTCCATTATTTAGAAATTGCCGGTTTCATAAAATCGAGTTGTTTATATTCCCTCCAAGATATGTTTTTACCCACATTTGGCTCCACTTTTTGGGCCGCGTATTCTTTGTCCAAGTTTTCACCCCTACGCAATGCAGAATCCACATACAATTCCTTTAGCAATTTACCTACTAAAACAGACCCCTCGTGTTGGTCTACTTGTCCGTCTTCAATTAATTTTAATATATGGAGAACTTTAGACATAATATTTAAATCCAATTCATCCTTTAACACTTTGTTAAATATATCAGTATAATTCGAAAACAAAAATAGTGCTTTAGACTGACATAGGTCTAAAAAACCAGCAGGATTCATTGCCATCAATGGCTTCTCATTGCGTTTCAATAATTCCAACGTACGTATATCATCGCGAATACGAATACTATGTTTCAATTTGCGGATATTCTCTGTATTGTTTTCACAATCAGAATTGTCCAATAGATTTTTAAGGTTTAGCTTATCCTCGGCGTTCATAGTTATATATAGTATTTAAGCGTTTTTTTATATGTTTTAAGAAGTATTATATAATAATAACCAATATATATATTCTATGTCTCCTAAAGAACCTATCTCTATACTAACTGCTTCTGCAAAAACACATTTTATAGCAATTGGTATTTTCACAATATTGTTTGTAGTGTTTTATATCCTTATGTATACAGATCAATTTAAAAATATGCGAAACGAAATGGAAAAATGGAGAACATCTATATCAGTTTCTAAAACGATTGATTTTATAGATGAAACGGAAAATGAAATAGATGATGAATCTATAAATGAAACAACAAATATGCGAGAAATATTATCACCCTTTTAGCAATAATATTACGACTATTTTTTATCTATGAATTATTTATATAATGAAGCTTAAAAGTATTCATATCATATTAATTGTCATATTAGTTGTAGCTATTTTTGCCATAACATCATCTGATACAGTTGTACCATATTCCAGAGATACATTGTTTAGTCATATGTATAAATACGAGGGTATGGATAACCAAGATTCAAGTAATATAGAGGCCGATAAATCATTTCAAGATTATGTTAATCAAAATGTAAAATTACCAAATCCTTTGTCTCCATCCGAATTCAATAATGCAATTTCTTCTATGGGAAAAAAATCGGAAAATTACACTACTAAAAAAACGGCATCCGGTGATTCTGAGGAACCCAAAAAAGTAGAAGGATTTTCTTTGCAACCAGCTCCTTTCGGAGATTCTCAAGTATTAGATCGATATGGAAGCACCCCATCTGGTCCACAATGTTTTGGCCAAGGTAGTGGATATTCCAAGTCTTTAGGCCCATTATGTTTAAGCAAAGAAGATGCGCGATTATTGTCTACCCGGGGCGGAAATATCTCTGGAACTGATTCCACCATTGGCTACTAAATGACCATTATTATTTGCTAGTGTTTTTATGAAGAATATTATTTGAGTAGTCAATTATACTCAAATAATATTTGCGACCTTGCGACCCAGGGTATGTTATACTATTTGTAGACACCTATATACACCGTGTATGCCAATACTATACCGAAAAAGTTTTTGGCTAATAAATCAAGTATATTGTATGCAATGTTTTTCCAGTAATATGAACCCAATGCAGCCAATCCATATAATGACCATATTGCGAAAAAAATCCAATACAAGATTTTTCCATTAAATGACGAATATTTAGCAAACTTGTCATAGATTATTACAAAATAAGTTAGAAAAGGTAAAAATCCGCACAAAACTGCAAGTTTCGTATCTAGTTCTCCTATTTCGCCTAAATATCCGAAAATCAACATCATCCAATTCAAAAAGAATATCGGTAGCAATACTCCCCAGTTTTGTTTGAAATATTCCACAATAGTGGTATTTTTTACAGATGGTCTTTCCGGAACACTATTCTCAGCCCCGGGTTTTTCTATTAGCGGTTCACGATTTTCCTTATTTTTTTCACGTTCTCCTAAATAATCCAAATACAAACAGAAAGTAAATACCATTGTAGGTGTTGTTATAGCCCAATCATAGTATCTATTTGGGGTAACATTTTTCACATAAGAAAAAATGGACGCAAACCATACATAAAATGCGCCTTCAATCAATTGAACTAGTATTTCCAAGCCTAACATTTTTTTTACAATTAATAGTTCTCCTGGAACTGGCAAAAAATGAAATCCTATGCCTGTAATACCGGTTATAATTTGAACGAATAATGATGAATATACAGTGGTTTTTAGAATATTATTGAGGCCCGCCTTTTCCATTATATATATAATCGTAGAGTATCTATAAAGTACTTTCGCAAATTGTGCAATAGGAGATTTCCATACTCCTATCAGGATCTATATCAATCAAATCGTGGACAACATTATGTTTGCAATGTTTGTGTAAATATTTTTTCACCCGATTCAGTATATCTAAATAGTCGGGCGTTTGTCTAATATCGGGCATCGTTTCAATAAGGCGTTTCACTGATAACATAACCTCCACTTCATAGGGTTGTTGTGTTCTGTCTTCAGATATATCCGAGGTTTCTTGCTGATTTGCGGACATTGTGTATAGTAATATTGCGTATAATTATGTCTATAACAATACTAGTTCTCGGTGGGTTTCAATTTTATATATAGCAAAACTATTTTTTTTGGAAATATGCTTAAAGATTACTCCATAATATATGTATCAACGCGAAATATAATAACACCAATAAATGGCCGATATATCGAATATTGATATAGATGTATGTGGATATGTGGGTGCCGAACGAAAATCTAACTCCCCATTAGAAGATGTATTTAGCGAACAGATTGCAAATGCACAAGAGGCGATTCGGTTAGCCAAAAAAATCGACCCCGATGTAAAAAGCAAAATCGAAATCGTTAATTATATCAAGGATAATACATTAGTATGCGTGAAAGTGCGTGATATGGCATCGGGGTTCACTGGAATACACAATATGAAATCCAAAGAAATGTTCAAATTATTTCACCATCCTTCTAAAGAAAGCACTGGATATAGTGAATATGGAATCGGTGGGAAATTGAAAAATATGCTGCTCGCCAGAAAAATAACATATAAAACGAAAACCAATAGTGGTCCTACCGAAATGTCCGTATGGGACGTGGATAAATCTATAGAAAAAAACTCTATAGTCGATGCGGTAGAATATTTTAGGGGGAACACGGATTTTCAATTGGATCCAAACTATTATACTGGAACTGAACTTATTTGTGAAAATATTACCGAGCCATATAGGACACAGGAGGTTGCTGAAAGTATTATAAATGTATCGTATAACCCCGATGGAGAAGAACATAATGACCTGAATGAATGCCAGATAAAGGCGGACGGATTATACAAACGCCTATGTCGAAAATATATAAAAATCGACGAAACGTGCCCAATTTATTTCATTGTCTATAAAGACGGCGAACTAATTGCCAAAAAACAAATCGTACCCAGCTCGGATTTAGAAAATTATAAAGAAACCGCGGTACTTCATATTTACGAATCGATGGCAACAAAAAAACTCCGCGTCTTATATGAAAAAGACGGTATTTGGTACGAGAGCGAACCATCAAACGGCAAAGATGTTTTCAGAAAAGACGCCAGTATTTTAAAACCAGACAAAATAACTTCCATTCAATCCAATTATATATTTAGGTCAAATATAACCGTCTATTGCTCTACCGATAGTCGAAATATCAATAGTAAAATGGGATATGACACTTATCGTATAGTAGAAGGTGGTGGAATTATTAAAACAAATCCCGAAAAATTACGGATGAAATGGACAAAATGGAGTAGCCATAGAACCCGATATGCGGCATTCCGCGGTGCAATAATGTATGACCGAAATAGCGACATTTATTTGAATAGTGATAAGGCAAAAACCACGTCAGACGATCGTCCCTTCCACGATTTTATTCGATGGAATATATTGCACATAACGGACAAATATTTCGCGAAAATGAAAACTGAAAATGGTTTCTATGACACGGATGTCCCAAAAAAACGCAGAACTGGTGATATACCATCAGTTTCCGTAATCCATTCTATACCAGATATTATCCCTAAAGTTGCCTATAATTTAGATGAATATGATACCCGTGAAAAACTAGTGGAGTTGTTGTGTATATTACACAATAAACCCGGGGACAAAAAACTAGCAAATACGTTTAATCGACTGGCTGGTTCAGAATCAGTGCTTAAGTGTGCTATATCAGAAATATGCGGTATTTCATAATGAATATGTTTGTATAAAAAATAACCGATTGTTTATTTTTTATATGTTGATGTTTCACCTAAATATCCAATGAAATAATGTTTTTGTCTGACCGTTGTTTACGACGATTAGTACGTTTTGGAAGATTTCCATTCTGAGCATCACGCAAAGATGTTATACTAATCATACTGTCATCTTCGACCGAAGCCGAAGCCGAAGTCGAAGCCGCTGGCGCGTGAATATCTACAGTCCGCGTTTTCAATCCGGCCAAAATATTATCTATATCCGTATTTTGGGGACCGCGCATCTCTGGTCTTGTAGGAGGAACGGATCTTGGCAGATCGTTTACTGACGAATAATTTCCACCTATATCCACACTTTCTTCTCTAAACATTGCGCCCCGGCTAGCGGATATATCCGGTCTATTTGAAGGGCGTTCTGTATATTGCATTCCTCTCCCGGGCATAGGACCCTGATTTTTCGTCTCCACTGGTGGAGGCGGTGGTGGACCACGAGGCGTAGTAGCCTGTTTGTCCTTCATCATATTATTTGCCATAGCAAATCCTGGAGAACTTTGGCTCATACTACTGACAGTTGCATCAGTAAACATTTTCATTAATTCGGGACTTTGTTTAATGACATCATTGAAACCCGGGGTGGCCGAAGAAAGCGCTTTGTTAGTAAAATTGACAACCGCCGCGGAAAATCCCAGTCTGAGTAATAGAGATAATTCGGGTGCCATTTTACCACCCTTATATTTCTCGTGCAATTCCGTAAATATTTCGTCATAACTCTCAATATCTTCACTAACTTGTTCTGCCCATCCGTCTAAATTGATTCCAAATGGATCAAATGCCGCATTTGCATATTCAATCGAATTAATACCAGTCATTAACCACCATCCCATCAACTTAGTGCTGTCTTTTTTACGTTTATCCTCTAATGCAGTCTCATATTCATCTTCCACCTCTTCATAACTAGAGTCCATTGTATAACGCGTACTATTTTTTAGTAAACCCTTTTCATACCATTCATCCAATTTCTTAATCATAAGACGTTTCTTTCTGCGTTTTTCTCGGTCAGACATACGATTCGATGATGAATATTCTGTAGGAATATCATTCATTTTGGAGAACCCATCCCAAGTGCTGGTATTGCCCACCGTTTCTGCAGTTGCTGAACCCAAATTAGAACTCAGACCATTGCCACTATATGATGATGATGATGAAGCAACTGGTTCAGATTTATTGAATCCAAACATATTGCCTAAACCACTCAAAATCTTGTTATCGCTAAACAATCCACCGGAAGAACCTTGAACATTATTGGCCCCCGATAAATCGTTCAATTCACTTTCCAATTTATCCAAATCGCCTAAATCTATGTTGATATTTCCACTAGAATTGGACCGTTTTTTATCATTCATCAATAATTCAATACCCGATCCAAAATTGACAGAAGGAGGTTCTCCAAACGAGGACGGTCCATCATTGAAATTGAGCGCGATTGGTTCTAAATCGCTTAATCCTAGATTAATTTCCTCCATAGTTATTTATGATAATCATACAATATTTATTTTTAAGTTCTCCGCATAACTAATTATATTTCCGCGTTTCAAATACCAAATGCCCTGTAAAAAAGAATCGGCTAAATCATCACGCTTAGTAGTCTGCAATACACTTGCCCAACCTGCCCACCCGGGGTTGTTCTCTAAAAATCGGCTGCATATTGCTATACCATCTTTTTTATGTTGTTTGTATGTAGTGTTTTTCTCAGCAACGAAATCTTTGAGTTTATTGGAAGAAGAAACGAACTCTATAACAATATCTGGGCGACCTCGCATAATAAAATATTGCGCCAACATACCTTGTATGGTTTTCATACGATTTGCTATAGTAGATATCTGGTTCTCCAAAATAACGTGTGTTATAGTTCCATCCGTTATTTCTGGCATTTCATCCAATAGTTTAGTCATATTGCGACCGATTGAAATGAGATCGGTTTCATTTGCAGTTTTATTTTTAGGGGTTTGGAGAACCCGGAAACATTTTTGCTCAAAAAATGCCAGGGTTTTCTCTAATAACCCTTTTTTGTTGTAGGTATTTTTTCTTCTAGTTCTCC